ATTCTTGGTAGTATTTTCAATTCCGTACATCTTAGTTCCGCTATAGGTTGTCCAATAAGACAACATAAACGCTAACCATTCATCCATGATGTTCAGAGGGTCTAAATCTACTGATTCTTCTTTTTTAAACTTGTCAAATATCTTTTCATACGTCATGGCAGTATATCCACCAGTCGTCTCGTACAAAGTTCGTAAAATATTATTAATCTCTTTGCCGTCAAACAACGCATTCTGATTATTGATAGTTTGCTGAACTCCATAATCCTTAACCAACTGAGCAGCCTTGTCAAAGTCAGATTGTAAAGCAGCCAATATTTTAGGCTGATACTCTCTTACTGACTTCCTTGCAATCTTTTGCTGCAAAGCGAACTGCTGAGAAGGAGTAACTATCTTAGCCATTATTCTTTTCCGTCTATAGCTTCAATCATTTTTCCTGCTGCTGCAAACACACCTTTTAGTCCGTTTTGTGCCGACCTTTGTCTGATTGCTCGTAATCCTTCCCTATCAACTGTTTTAAAATCAGAAGTATATATGTAGCCATAGTGTCCTTTAGTTTCTTTGTCCATAGCGGTATCAACACCTAAGAACCATTTAGAGAACTCATCCCATCCATTCTCCTCGATGTAAGCATTCTCCATTTCTACAGATGGTCTTTCCCAAGATGATGGCTTAGTAACGTCGCCACTTGAAATTAAGCTGTTTGCATGACTGATACCTTTTGAGTTAGTCTTGTTTACTCGCTTCTCTGATAAATTATCTTCTACAACCTTAAAGGCTTCATCAAATGATTTAAGTTCCATAGTTTTTATTTTGAAGGGTCGTAAGCCCAGTTCTTTAATGATATATCTCTTTTAGAAGGGCATCCTTCTGATGCTGGTTCTCCTTGTTCTGCTCCTTTCATTCTGCTTACAAAGCTGATTGTTCTATTAGCATCTTCTATGTCCTTCGATGTCCACTCTTCTTTGCTCTTAGACAACAACCTTAAATTTCTTTCTATCGGTGCTCTGTCTAAAGATGCTTTCTTTGAACATTCTGTTTTAGACCACGCTTCTAATTCTGCATAGCCCATATTAGTCACAGACTTATACTTAGAGTAAACCTCATCTAACTTTTCACTCTTGCTCAAAAAAAAACCTTCGTTCTTCACTGGCGGTATATTGTAATCTCCTTGTTGTTGAGCATCTCTTGGGTCTTGCAACATAGTAAGCTCATCGATAGGTAAGTAACCTGCTGGGATAAAGATTTCATCCATAGCTGGGTCTAAAGAAGTATCGTAACGCATAGCTGCTCTTTTCTCGTTAGGAGTAATCCACCAAGACTGAGATAAGATACCAGAAAGTTCCTTCATATCTTCTTGCAACTCTGGGAACACAGTAATATCGAAATCGATATAGTAGCCATTTCCAATTTCTGCTGCAAAGAATCTATTGAAAGCATCACGAAGTGCCACTAATTCTGGAAGTACTACTTGCGTAAGCATTTCCTTCTTAGCTTCTTTCATGTTGTTATAAGTCTTGTTATCTGGGTCGTTAAACAACGCAGAGTTTACACCGTACACATTACAAAGTTCTCTAAGGGTAACTTTCTCAGATTCTAAAAGCTGAAGGTCGATAGGAGATAATCCCATGTTAACCCATCCTAACTTAGCACCAGCAATCAAAATCTTACCAGCATTCTGCACTATTTGTCCTTGGCTCTTAGTTCCGTACTGATTGTAGAAATCTTCTTTTAACTTACCAGCTTCTTCTTGTCCAAAGTTGTTAGACTCATCAGCATACAAGATACCTTTAGGGCCTTGATTCTGTAACATACCAACCGAAGTGTCCTTCGCATCGTTGCTACGCTGAACAGTTCTGTAAGCAGCTTGTAAAGGGCTAAGACCGTATAGTTGATTGCCGTTAGTGTCAAAGTAAGGGTTGAAGTATTTTAGATGGATTACGTCTTTCGCATCTAAATAATCCCATCCAACAAGTGTAAAAGAATAACCTTCAACCCCATTGATAGTACCATCAGATATGATGGCTATGTACTGCGGAGGGAGCACGACTAATTCTTGAACTTTACCGCTTTCTAAACGGTTAGCCCATACAAAAGAATTGCCGCAAATAAGTTTATAACCAATAACGCTTTCAATAAACTCAGAAAGAGATTGATAAGGGTTTGGTTTTTCTAATAAGATATTTAATGGAGAATCAGCAATCTCACTTACAGCCTTTACTCTCATTAACTCTGCTTTCGCCAAGTCTTGAGTAGTATTTGAGTTTTTAGTGAGTGCTTCATATCTTGTAAGGGATTTCTTATCCTTTACCTTGTAAACGTAAAATGGAACAGTAGATACAGTTTTTGATATACGCTTAATGATGGCGTACACCTCACTATTGTTTTCGTAGTCAAGTACAAATTTTCTTTGGTTAAGTTCTGGATATAAAGTTCTTCCAGCAAGTAATCCTCCAAAATCAGCAAATGGACTGGTAACTTGTATCATTCCATTAGGAGCTTGTGCCTTTTGTTGAAAAGGGTTAATGGCTCCGAATATGTCAGTTAATTTCACGCTATATGATATTTTTACAAAAGTAACAAATTTTTAGCCTACACTACCCAACCTCTTTTCGGTTTGGCAAATTTTGAGTATATGGCATACCTCATGGCATCCATCAAGTGGTCTCTAAACTTAACTGGTTCATCCAACGTATTGCCATCGTTGTCGGTTTTCCATTTATAGTTTTTAAACTCATCCAACAAATCTAACGAATCGCTTTTAACTATTAAAGGAAATGACTTTACCTTGTTGATACCAGCAAAAACATCTTTAACGGCCGATTTAAGGCTAAATCCAGCCTTATTAATCTCAGCTATAGTCTTTGGTTCAGCAGCATCAGCGAATATCTCTGTACGCTTGTCAAAGCCAAAAGCCTTTAGCCTATCGATGAGTAGTGAGGTAGACATTTTAGTTTCGTAGATGAGTTGCTCCACAAACATCTCGTTGTCGAAGTGTTTGATTCGCACCAGTGCGGTTTGATTGTTGTAGCCAAAATCCAGTCCATAAAATATTTCCCCTCCTTCTGGGAAGTTTCTTCTGCGTTTCCAATGGGTATAAATAGTTGCCTCTGATATTGCTCTTTCACCTAAACCATAAACTCTCCAATATTCATGGTCGGCATCTTTTAGTCTCTCAATCTCCTCCACCAAAGATTTCTCAAGGAATGGATTGTCTTTGTAGGTAGTGATGGTAAAGTCAGCATCTTCTCTGGTTATTACCTTGTCGTATATCCAAGAGTAGTAATCTGAAGGGTTATAGTCAATTACAATCTTTTCTGTGGTTCTTAGGGCTAACTGCATCCAAGATTCGTAGTTCACCTCGTTGGCCTCGTTAATGAACAGATAGTTTCTTTTACGGCCTCTTATTTTTTGTGGCTGGTCTGTAGAGACAAACTCTACGGTATTGCCTCCTAAGAAGTAAAGATTTTCTGACTTGTTGTGCTTTTCTTCTGAGTATAGGCCATATTTCGACAGAATTTCTATAAAGTCTCTCATTACTGAGCCTTTTATGGATGGCAACGATGAACGGCAGATAGTTAGTGTCTTGCCTTTTTCTTGTAGCAATTTTACGATAAACCAGGTCAATACATTGTAGGTTTTGCCAGACCTTGTTCCGCCTTGCATAACAGATATTTTTTTTTGGCTGTTTTGCAGTATCTCGAAAACGATGTTTGTGGTTACGTTCATAGGGCATTAGGGAAAAATTAAAAAATTGGCTTTGGTAAAGCGAAACTAATACTTTTTGGTTTTATAGAGGGTAGGCCCCTAACATAAGTCAGAAATGGCGTTTTTTGACACATATTAAGTTTACTAATAGAAAACTTTATCAATCAATAAAAGGTCATTTATCAATCAAAACTATTCCTCAAACTCATCTTGGTCGTTCATATCTAACAACTCACCCTTGCTATGGTCATATAATGGAATCTCTGGTATCTCGGAAGCCAATGTGGCTGGAACAGTAAAGCTGTTATCTTTCTGAGTATCGAAGTTTATTATATTCTCATCTCCATCGAGCTGCTTCTGCAAGTTAGGTAATTCTGATGGCTTGACTACGTTAACCGTAATTTGCTTAACGACATCGCCTTCATGAGCCACCTCAGTCTTTTCAATGTACCCTCTTCTTTTGCCCTTGGTCTTTAGCAAGAACATGGTAGCCAAGGTATCACCCTTGGTAATCCTCTCCATCAACTTGTGCTCCCCCCAGTCCAACATAATCTCCTCTGGCTCTATTTCAGCCAAAGCCTTCTTAAACTCAGTATCATTCTTCATCCAATTCTGGTACATAGTCCTACTAATCCCACACGCTTGACAAGCTATGGTAATATTTCCAAAATTCTCCCTATAAGCAATGATAAATGCTTCTTTTGTTATGTCTTTAAACTCTGCGTTCATAAATTATTTATAAGCTGATAAAATAACTAAAGTATAGGCAATTACTAAAGAATAAAAAGCAGTAGTAGCGTTATACCTAAAGTCTCTTTCTGGTTTTAACTCCCCGTTTTTGTGCAAATTAATTAAAAAAGCTACTAATTGAAGAAACAATAGTGCATAATGGTAAACATTCATATTATCGGTTTTTTGTTGGCGTTCTGATTGATATAATTCCCACCTTACTCTTCACCTTTAGGTTATTGTGTCCCATCCAGGCCCCACACTTACCACACTCAAACTGCACCTCCCTAATATGACTGCTCCAAACATACTCCTCCTGGACTACTCCACACTTGCATTGATATTCTTTCTTACCAAATGTATCTTTCATAGAAGTCAAAGCTACAACTATTATACCAAAACAACAATACAAAAGTTAAAATTGGTGAAAACAATGTTTTATATCAAAAATGTGAAGGGCACATCGGTGGTACAACATCATTTACACGAATAAACAAGGTAGGGGGTATATGGGTATAAATTAACATACATAAACAATTGATAATCAGTTATCGAATTGTCTTATAATTACCATTATGTTAAATAGACACTAAATTTGGATAGATTATTTACTATATTTATGAATACAATTTATCCTTCACTCATTTACGGAACATAACAACCGACACACAATTAAGGGCTAACATACTTTGGTAAAGTAGTCCGAATATAATATAATATACATTATTTATTTTAGTATTCATTATATAATATATAATACAATACGTATTATATTATATATTGTATATATTATATAAAGTATATGTATTATATAATACATACGGAGAATATAAGCATAGTCAAATAAGTTTACCATAGGTCTAAATATAGACTGAAAATATTTTTAATATTTTTTTATCTTTTTTATTGTTATTTCATTTTTACTACTTATCTTTAGTCTGTCAATAACGACAAACAAAACAAAAACACAAACAAAATGCAACACCTAAGCAACTTTCTTTTGATTTGGCAATTATGTCTATTCGTTATTATCTTGTCAAATATGGCAAGGTTAGTATCTGATTATCTAATAACTAAAATTAAATAAGATGAACACACACATTACATTAATTGAATTGTCTTTATTATTCATTGGGTCAATTCTTATCTACACATTAGCAAAAACAATTTGGCAAGAAATTACAAACAAATAAAACCTAAACTATGAACACTACACAAACACAAACAAAGGAATTTAAGGTGCAAGTTGACCAGCTTTGCACTATTTGGACAAGTAGCATTAAGATAATTGAAGCTACTACACAAAAGGAAGCCGACCAATTAGCAGTTGATATGTACCACAAAGGCGAACTATTTGAAAATCTTACTGACTTTGTATATGTTTACGACTCATTAAGAGAGATGGAAGAAATAGACATAATTAACGAGCAAGGGAATACAATATTAAAAACACACTAAAAATAAACAAAATGAGAAACATTCAACAAATTACAATTAACGGCTTTGATTCGCATTCATTATGTTATTTAGAAGCATTAGGAATGTCCAAAGTATTCGAAGCCTATGCTTCAATAGGCGAAGAGATATTAGAAGATGGCATCGGCTTTAATCCTTATACGGGCTATGTTTATATTGCTCTTGAAAATGGCGTTTCTATTTGTTCTATGCTCGGAAGAGACGTGGAATATTTAGTAACTAATATGAGGAATGGCGAAGAGCACTTCTTTGAAACATACGAAGAAGCCGAAAACTTTGATACCTATTCTTTAGAATGCGAAGATTAATTAACCTTTTAATACCTACAAAATGAACACACAAACAATTACAACATTTTTATTTAGTGAATTAAACGAAAAAGCAAAGGAATTTGCATTAAACAAATACCGAGAATTGGGAATATCTGATTATTGGTACGAAGATACCTTCTACGATGCAAAGGAAAACGGCATAAGATTGACAGGATTTGACCTTGACCGAGGGCAAAAAATAGAAGGTGAATTTATATGGTCGGAAATAGAAGTAGCCGAAAAATTAGAAGACGAATATCCAGAAGGTACAAATATGAATAATTTAGCTTCTATATTTTTAAAAGATAGGCTAAGAATTTGCGACTCTTATGAATTTGTTGACGGAGCTCCAATAAAAGAAGACGAATTAGAAGCCGAATTAAATGAATTGGAATACCAATTCCAAAAAGACGTATTGCACGAATATTGGAAATTATTACAATTTGAATACGAATATTTATTCTCAGATGAATTTTTAGCCGACTATTTTGACGATAACGAATACCAATTTACTGAAAATGGCGTTTTATTTAACTTTTAAACTTTAATACCTATGAACTACTACAAATACAAAAATAAAAACATTACCCCTGCATTAGTTGAAAAATGGATTGAGTCTTTATTAAAAGACTATGATTCAGACGAACTTTTGCAGATGCTTTTTGAATTAACAGCGAATAAGCAAAGAAGCCTACTTATTGAAGAGATGGAAAGTCAACTTAAATATTTAGATTATAACGTACTAAAATGCAAAACATTAGACGAAAAAATTAAATATGAAGCATTTTTAGACGAGATTAAGCCGTATTATAACGAAAGAAGCTTATTTGAATAAAGGTTAACTGACGAGCTTTAATGAAGCGAAATAAAGGGGCATTTTTGCCCTTTTATCTTAACCAAATTTTTATCAAATGATATACCTAATATCAAAAAGCAAAGAAAAGAGCCCCTTAACAGCTCAAATAGTAACAAAATTTACTCTTTCTACTTTTTTAAATGGTGAACTATTTGAATATTCATATTATGGATATACAAAACAAAAAGCAGTTAGCCAATTTAATAAGCTGATAAAAGACAAAAAGAGAAATTGGTACGAATATTTGGCAAAATAAGACCAATTAAGACACTAAAAATTAAAAGTAATGTATTGATACCAAAAACATATTAAAAGCGAAATTTAAGCCTATAAAGTGCCTTTAATTGCATTTTAGCTATGCTTTGCCCTTGCATATCGGTAAAAGCTGACTAAATGTGCAATAAAGTACCCTTGTATAGTGCCAAAAATCTGCCAAAAACCCCATGCAAAAACCTGCTAAAAATCCCACAAAAACTCCCAAAAACCCCACAAAAATCTTTTATGCAAGAAAATAATTTAACAGAGCAACAAAAAATTGTTTACGAAATTGTTAAAAAACATAGTCAATTAGTAAAAAATAATCCAATAAGAATAAGATTTATAAAGCCTTATGACCCTATTTATATCGTAATAATCAAAAAGATTTATAGGTATTTTAACAAAAAATTAACTAAAATAAATGAAATTATAACAAAAAACCTTTAATTTTACCAAACTAAACCAAAACAAATGCACCAATTAATTACCTTAACCCATCCAATGAAGTGTGCCATAACTGGCATACAGATTGACAAAGGCGAACAAGCCTATTACAATCACGAGACAAAAAACTGCATACATCCATTGGAGTATGAAAGTAACATGAGCAAAGCTAAAATAGGAGACCCAAAAACTTATTTCAGCCGATTATCTAAACTAAACACCAAAAAACCTTAGTCATGCCATTTTCTACTTGCTGTGGAGCTCACACCAATTACCCAGAAATTAACCTATGTCCAGAGTGCTTAGAGTACTGCGACTGGGAAGATGAAGAAGAACAAAATGAAGAAACAACAACAACACCAAAAAACCAATAACATGAAAAACCTACAATTTATCGAAGAGCTCGACTTTTTACTTAACGAAACTTTTTATTTTACCAGACAAGACGGAATGATTGTCTCTGGGTCAATGTCCAAAGATTATGATAAGGCGTATTC